TTGGGGGGCTAAGACTTAGCGAAGTAGATATTGGCCGAGGCGGATCATCCTCTAAGGCTTCAGCTGTAACAGTTTCACAGGGATTACAAGAGTCTGCTAGAGATTTTCAATCGGTTATATCAGATAGTTTAACTCATTTTTTAATCCTTCCTTTGCTTCTTGAAGGTGGATTTGATGTAACTGTAGATAACCTTGTACGTCTAGACTTTGCTATGATAGACCGCGAAGAAGAACGGGCTAAACAATCTCATGGTCAAGATTTATTTCTTGCAGGCACTATAACTCATGATGAGTTTAGAAAAGAATATCTTAATAAGAAGCCCTGCTCCGAAGAAGAGTGTGCTATACTCCAGCCCAATATGGAGCACGAAAGAGAGAAAGAAATTCAAGAAATCTCTGGCGAACAAGCTATTCAAAAAGCTAAAGTTTCTAAATCTCAATCTATAAAGAATAAAACATCAAACAAAAATCGTCCCAGAAATCAACATGGACGTAAACCGGCTAAAACTAAGGTTACTAAAAACTCTTTAGCTGACTTTGACAAAAGCACATATCTTGACAAGCAAGAGGAACAGTATGAGTTGCTAAGAGAAAAGATTGGCCAGTTTGTAAATAAGCATCATGGAGGTGTAGTAGTTGATACATCTGAAGAAACTTTATCTAAAGATGAACAACAGCTTCAGCTCTTTGAGGAATGGGTAATTGCATCTACACTTGCATCTAAATCTTGTCTAGATCACGCTATCTATATAGGATCCTCTGACTTCTTTGATCAGGCAGATATTTCTGGAGCGCCAGGTATTTCTAAGCGTAGCAGCGAAAGATTCTATAAAAACTCAGTAGAAAAGTCTTTTAGAAAGCTTGGAGCAATATTATCTAATATGATAAATACTAGCGATGAGTTATCAGGCCTAACTACTGAAGAGGATCTGTCGGTAATATCTTCAGCTATATTTGATCAAGTCAAGCCTGAGCTTAGCTACACTAGTGATAAACATATAGATTTAGCTTATAGACTTGGCTTCTCTAAAACTGCCAGAAGTCATGGATATAGCACTATACAGTTGGTTCCAGATGGATGGTATTGTGAGGCTTGTGAGGAAGCAGGACCCATTAGCGTTTCTCTGATAGATAAAGATACTCCTACAAGCATGTTACTTTCAACTCATGCTGGCTGTGGGTTTAAATGCGAGATTGGTGAAAATAAACAATGACGGAAAAAAAGATAGATCATCAAATTGATGATTTTGAGTTTGCTGACGACCTAGAATATAGACAAAAGCTCCGGATTCGAGTTAACAAGAGCCTTAAAAAGGCTAAAAAAGATAAAGCTAAAGAAAAAACTAATGGTCAAAAGAATAATAGAGATAAAAGATTACCTTGACGTTCAGCTTAATGCTATGGTTCAGGATGCTGGATCTCTTATTCAAGACCTTAGAGATTCCAACAAAAAGCCTATTCTAAGAGCCTCAATGGACGCTACACACTCTGGCAGATTAACTAACCTCAGGGTTTATCCTGGTAAGTTTATGAAAGCAGCGGTTGGCGATTGGCTTAACCCTATAGGCAAGCCCGTGCTAAAGCATCACAACGATGAGGCTGACCCCATTGGACGAGTAACCTCTGCAGAATATGTACAGCTAAGAAGCGGAGATGCTTTTGAAAAAGACTTCTTGAACCCCGGCAATGATTTAGGTTCAGGATTTATTCGTCTTGGAGTTAATATCATGGACCATGACTCGATTGACAAGATCGTAGATGGAAGATTTAAAAACGTCTCTACTAGGCAGACTATAGCCTATATACTATGCTCTGTTTGTGGAGACAAGTTTGAATATGATTCAGGCTGTGATCATACCCCCGGTAAAGAATACTCCATAGACAATTCAGAAAACAAATATCAATGCTACGGAATTACAGGACCGCTATCTTATAGGGAAGTCTCACTAGTCAATCTGCCTGGAGACACTGCAGCTGAGATTACGGAAGCTGTTTTTGACAGCGAGGGGCTATACTCTCTAATCTGTAAAGATAAGTCTTTAGCATATATCAATGAGCTATTCCTAATTAGCGGAGACAAAGAAGTAAACTTAATGGCCAATGCTATTAAGAGTAGAGTAACTGCAGACGATCGCAAGAAACTTACCGGTAAGACAATAATTGCAGTTAGCCCTAAATTTGACGTAACAAAGTTACAATCATTAGCTAATGAGGATAAATCCATGATAACTAAAACAAAAAACACTGATGTTAGCGCGGCCAGCGTTGACACAGAAAAACCGGCTTCGGTAGATGTGACTGGAACAAAGAAGGAAGACGTCGTAGTCCCTGAAGGTACAGACAAGTCGAATAAAGCGGGTGACACTGGTGCTCTTAGTGATATCGCAGCTAAAGCTTCTATTGAGGCTTTAACAAAATCACTGACTGATGCCAAGACTTCTCTCGTAGAGAAGGAGTCTGAAAACGATCGGCTAAAGGCCATTCTAAAAGATAAAGAAACTGAGTTAGAGCGAGTTAGAACATCGGAAGCCGCGACTTTGGTCGATCTTAAAGCTTCCTATGCAACTAATCTTCTTAATACTCAGATTCTCCTTAAGAAGTCTTTAGTAGCAGGAGTAAAAGATGCTGCTTCCTTTACTGAAAAGTTAAAGGAATACTCTACCCGATCAGTTGATTCCTTGAAGGACTCGATTAAGGATCTTAGCTTAGAACTGTCAGCAGAGAAAGCAGCCGTAGGAGTACAATCTGTCCGCGATGCAGTCGCAGAAAAGAAAGTAGAAACTCCGGTCTCAAATTTTCCTGTTGCAGATAAAGATAAGAAGCCTGCTCAAGTTCCCAAGAACAAAGCTTTAGAAACTTTTATGTCCTAACCAACCACACAATTTTAGGAGATTACCTAAATGAGTTCATATCGTATACCCCGTGGGTACGGAATTGATACAGTCCAGTATCAAGAGATTTCTGAAGGCGTTCGGCCTCAGGGATCTGCTGTACCTCAAGAGGCTTGGACTGGTCTGCCTCCGGTGAGAATCGACGAAGTACATCATGATCCGGTTGTGATCATGCCTGGCACTTTCGTTGGTCTCGCTACAGGTGGATCTGCTTCAGGCAAATTATTCCCTGCACATACACAAACCGGCGGCACCAACTTAACTCTTCACTTTACAAGTGATGATGCGACTTGGGGCTTGCGCACAACTGACCTTACGGCTACATCTGCCACATTGACTGCCGGCCCTGTTAAGCCTCTTGGTGTAGTTTACAACAAAATCTATTCTTTTAAACTTCAAGATACATTTTTGAATTACAAGAGAAATGATAACGTTGGAATTCTTACTGACTGGCTTATTCAAATTCCTGCCATTACAGACAAAGAGCGAGCTATCTTAGTTGGCGACTTAGTAATGATTTCAAGTTCTGGGACTGAGTACGGTCGTCCTGGCGAACTTGCCAGTGTTAACTCCACAATGGGTCGTCTTGAAAGATGGGATGGACTTGCTGCATCTATGGAGTATGTTATTGGTCGTTGCTATGGCAAGATTGCCTTTGCCGACGGCACTGCTTCGGCGGGCGCTAAGCTAGTCGACGATCTAACTTATACACTTACTGCTGCTGGCCGATCAGAGTTTAAAGGACTAGAGCGGGTACAAACCGTTCCAGGACTTGGAAACTCCGGAAGTGGTACTAAGGGAGTTCCTGCGTGGCTAACTGAAGCAAGATCAGATGGCTCAGGTACTTATCATGCTTTAACAATCCTGGTTCGCCTGTGATTAAAAAGGAAAAAACAAATGGATCAAAATAAGATTACAGAAGTTTTTGATTCTGATCAGGCGAACGTCTTGATTAGTATACAAAAAGAACTGAAGGATATGGGACGTGAGTCTCGTGGTGAACACGACTACTCCGATATCATTCAAGAAATGTCTCCTCACGTTGCTAAAGACATGAAGCAACTAAAGAAAGTCAGAGCAATCTGGAATAACAACGGGAAAATCCCCGGTGTTCAAGACAGATTTACGGTTCAAGATCTAGTTAAATACGATCAGAAGTATACTAAAGAAGTAAGAGATGGGTTCAGCAATGATCATCCTCTTTTGATTCCTCGTGTAGTTAGCGAAATCGTAAAAGAGTCGATCGAACCTAATATTGTTCTAACGCCTCTCCTACAGCGTATTAGCTACTCTCATGGTACACATCTCACATTCCCTTCAATGGGGGCCGTGCACGCTGCTGATATCCCTGAAGGCGGAGAATACCCAATCCGTAGTATGGATATGTCTGGTCAAACCGTTGCAACAATCGGTAAATCGGGTCTTGCGGTTATGTTCTCAGAAGAGGCTATCCGCTATTCGCTTTATGACGTGATGTCAATGAACCTGCGTGCAGCCGGTAAAGCTCTTATCCGTTGGAAAGAGCAGAAGGTTGCAGACATGATGATTCTTGCGGCGAGTGGAACTAACACTCTCTTCGACAATACTTCAACAGCATATCCTTCAACTACTGGCCGAAATGCTAGTGGTTTCTATAATGGAACCTTAACTCTTGACGACTTGTTCAAAGCTTACGCTACAATGGTAAATCGTCAGTTTATGCCTAACACAATGATCATGAATCCATTTGCTTGGCAGATCTTTGCTGACGAAGGTCTTCAAAGACTTTTCGGGTTCCAACACGGAACTTCGATGTGGGGACAGATGCAAGGTTCGATCGGCAATGCTCCTCAGTGGAAAAGTGCAGGCATGAATGGCTTGCTCAATAACACCACTACGACTTCGCCTC